TTAGATGGGTCAGGATCCCCCAGTCCCATCTGTATCATAAAATCATCAAGACCACCCCTCTCAACATCAGGGTTAGCAGCAATTCTTCTTGCTTTATTCAACATCTCATAAGCAGATCTATTTGCCTTGGCAAGTTTGTTTGCCCAGATCATATCTTCAAGATTTACTTCCTCACCATTTACAATGCGTGAGCAGATAAACTCAAGTCTGAGTCTGTATTTTGTAGATAGCATATAGAACTATTGCCTTTGATGTATTTATTTTAAGGGATTACCATTCTTATCTACTAAACCAAGTTTTCTAACTTGTGAAAGGTTAGATTTTTCTTGCTTCTTTAGTTTCTTGTATTTTTTAATGAGTTTGTCTACTTCTCCTTTTGAGATTTTGACTTTTAACTTGTCCTCATTCTCTACAAACCCTAGACCAGACTTCTTACTTGACTCCTGGTTATCAACATACTCATTAATTACTTCTTGAATTTCATCCCTAATGATGGAGTTAATTTGCTTCTCCAACTGTTCATCAGCATTCATTTTTTCTTTTCCTCAGGACCTTTATTGCCCCACATCTTGGGACTAATTCTTCCTTCAGTCTGATCAAATCTAATAAAATCTTTTTTGTACTTATCATAGTAGTAGTCAAATAGATCTACTCTCTTTGCACAATTAGTTACATCATAAGTCAATTTTCCATCTAAAAGGTATTGAACCAAGTAAGATGTATAAGGAAGTTTTTTATCATTAGCAAGTTCAGGATCACATGCTTCATGCAAAATTTTAACACTCATCTAATTCTATCACCCCATTTGATATCAGGATATGCAGATTCTACCACATCTTTTTTCAATTTATATTTTGATTCAAGTCCACCATCTTTGGCAAGACAAATAATTTCTGCCTCATCAGGGTGGAGACCCTCCAATAGTTGAATAAACATTGACTCTCTCCTCAAAGAAGAGAGTGAATCATTACCACCTTTTACAAAGTGATACAGATTTCTCCACTCTTTTCTCAGGGAGGTGTGGTCAGTGCCTAAGGGTGCTTCATTCTTTTTGTAAGGCACCTCACCCTCAGGCATTACACTAATAGCAGTCTCATCAAAGTTCCAAATTAAAATAGACTTCAGTGCATCACATTCATATTTTTTAAGAAATTCAATCTTCTTTGCCTTAGTCCTCTGCTTGCTCACAAGACCAAGAATCTCATGAAGGAATGGGTTAGGTGGAAGTTTTGTAGATGTTGCCATGTTTAATCAAATCAGTGTGGTTATTTATTCAGTCTCAGAGAAGTCTTCTGGATTTTCAAATCTAACAGCAAGGATATCATCTGCTATGAGTTGTCCATTTTCATCAAACATTTCTGGATGTGTTGGGATGTATGTTGAGTTTCTCTCATAGACATATTCCTTAAGAAGATATCCTACCACACCACCTACAATTAGAAATAAAATTGAAATGATTGAAGAAAGGGTTAAAGTAACTGCTAACATTTTACTCTCCTGGATCTTTTTTTCTAAAGTCCAAGCAGAAATGAAAATAGAACTCAACCTCTCTGTTAAAAAAGGAGAGCATATTTCCAAACCTTACTTGAAAAGTCTTTGGAACTGTCTTCTTCCTCCTCTTTCTTAAGAGTAATTCAACCCCACGATTAATCTGGGTTGGATCACTTGTAGTTTTATTTAGAGGTCTTCCTCCTTTTCCTTCCTGGTCTTTTTTCTTGTTCATACTTCCAAGCATCCTGTAGTATTTCATACAAATAATTTCTTATCTTACGTGCTTCTGGTTTACCAAGATGTCCATAAGCTTCTCTTAACTGTTTATGTGTGGAGTCATTACCCCCTTCCATGTAGTCCTCTAGATCAAGAATCAGACTATTAATTTCTAGTGCAGCAGATGAATTGATAAATTCCTCAACATCTCTTTTTGTTGCCTTTACACTAGTGAGGTATTCATACATGTTAAGCATGAATTTTCCTTTAAAAGCATAATCAATTGTGTGTTCAATGATATCATACATTTCGTTATGAGTCCAACCGTCCATTACACCAGGTTATTTTCTTTAAGGTATTTAACTGTTTCAGTGCATCCACCAATTAATTTGTCTTTCAACTTAATTTTTGGAAATGTTGAACCCTGTCCAAATTCAGCATAAAACTCCTCTCTTGTGAAATCTCTACCCAATTTAAATTCTGCAAATGGTAGTTCTGCTAACTTTAACACCTGAATTACTTTGGTGCAATAGGGGCATCCATTTTTAGAATATACATTATAAGTTTCAAACATCAAATGTGCTCCTGTATGCTGGATCTTTTTTTAATTTATAAAAATCATCCCAAGAACAAATACACGTTTTGTACCCAGGATATTTTCTATCTACAATTTGAGAGTATGCCATACAAGTTGGATAGTCACCCTTAAACCATACTTCTTTCCTTTCTTTTATTACTACATGTTCAGCCATGATGGGGTTTAAATTCTTCCATAGGTTCTGATTTAGTTAGGTCTCTACGTGATTGATTCTTAATAATAATAAATGCATCTTTGTTGTACTTACGAGTACCTTTAGGTGACTGCCACTTCTTATTGTACACCTCACCAACATCAATACCAGAGACTTGGGTTCCACCAATCTCTACATCAATCTCATCATTTTCAAGATCCCAACCAAGTTTTTCAATTACACTGCTAATGTCAATCATAGAATGTTACTCTCAGGAACAAAATTAGATGCTACCACTTCCTGCCAGTCCTTCTCAAAGATATCCATACCCTTATCAGTAAGAATATGATCATACATTTGTTCAAGCACCTTAGGGGGCATGGTGACTATCTCTGCACCATTATACCATGATCTGATGGCACGTTGCACGCTTCTGATAGAGGCAGACAATACCTGTGTCCTGATACCATGAATGCGATACAGTTCAGAGATGCTTCTAACAACCTCCAGACCTGCTACTGACTGGTCATCTAACCTGCCTACAAAGGGACTGACATAGGTTGCCCCAGACTTGGCAGCAAGGACTGCCTGAGCAGCACAGAAGATGAGCGTGACATTGGTTCTGATCTTTTCCTTAGTCAGTGCCCTACATGCCTTCAGTCCCTCTCTAGTACAGGGAACCTTGATTGTGCTTACTGAACCAAACTTATCAACCAGTCTCAATCCATCATTGTACATTTCTTGAGCATCACCCATGACTTCCATGCTGATGTCAGTGACTCCAATATCTTTAATTTCTTGATAAACATCATCAGGAACTCTACCTGATTTCATAATGAGAGAAGGATTTGTGGTAACACCATCAACAAGTCCTGTCTCAAAATATTTTCTAATAGTATCAGTATCTGCGGTATCCAGGAAAATTTTCATTGAATCTCTTTAAGGTAATCCCTCTCTGATTTATACAGCATTTTATGCTGTTTGTCAAAATATATTTCAACTCCTTGCTTAAACTCAGGCCAAAACCATTCATGAACTGGCAAACAATATTCCCAATTGACTGGTTGAATACAGTTCATCACAACCACTGACCAGAATGCAACAAAGTAATTATAAAGTTGGTACATAAAAAAAGAGGGGTCAATTGACCCCTTATATATTAGTTGTTTTGATTGAATAGATCTTCTAATCTTTCTTTTTGTTCAGCAAATTGTTTCACATTCATTTGAGAAACATCTACATACATCACTTCTTCACCTGGATTAGGTGCCTCAGGATGTCTTTTAGTAGGTCTGTCCATTTCACTAATTGATTTAATATTATTATACATTAGTGCAAATGATGCTCCTCCAATAGCAAACAGCATAGCAAAGAAAAGTAATCCAATCATATCTTACCCCATGTGTCTGAAGTTTTCATATAAAATCCTAGATGCTTTATATGTTGTGATTATTAATTTGGTTAGAAAGTAACCAATGATTAATCCTAACGCAAATTGTATCACAGTGCATTACCTCTAGGAAGAACTTCTTCAGGGAATACAAAGTTTTCATGTGGTTGATCAGCAGGTGCCAACCAAGCACGAAGACCTTCATTCAAGAGAATATTCTTGGTATAGAAAGTCTCAAACTCAGGGTCTTCAGCTGCTCTAATCTCCTGACT